CCGGTACGCATTCTGACTTCCGGTGCCGAAGGTGTTTCCAAATCTGGTGACCTTATGGAAGGCCCATTGCGGCTTGCGGGTGACGCCGTGCTGGAAGATGAAGCGGTCACGAAGCGTCAGCTCGACGCAGTAGACGCGAAAACCGATTTCACGATCATTTATCCGAATGGTGGGAGTGAAGTTTCACCGGCAAATGTAGTTTCACCAAACCGTTACGTAGAGGCTAACCCGTTTGCGGATAGCCGTGTTAACTGTCGCGTGGAGGTATTTGTGGGTGGCGTTTGGGCTGATCCGGGGTGGGCCTACATTACAGGTAACGGCGGCTATGGGGTGGTGGCAGGTCAAGTCGAAGATCAGATCATAGTGCAGACAGGTAGCGCGGCTTGCGTGGGCACAAGCCCTACGTGCGGAGGTCTTCACGGATATGGTGGGGCTGGCTTGACATCAGTGCCTTGCCGTGTGCTCGTGCATAAAACGAAAGGGACAGTACCGTGACCAGTCAAGCCTTTCAGATCGCGGCAGGTGTGCCCGGTCCACTACCGTTCCGCGTCCTTGTCTGGAAAGTCAAGGGGACGGTTGCGTAATGTCTGATCAATCAAACGACAACCCTGTGTATCTCATGCTTGGCCGGATCGAAGGTAAACTTGATGCCATGCACGGGAAGTCCCGTGAACAGGATGATCGGCTTAATAACCACTCGGAGCGCATCGGGCGCTTGGAGCGATGGAAGGTATGGCTTGTAGGGCTTGCAGCCGGAGTAGGCGCAGCCGCAAGCCAACTTCCCGAACTAATCAAAGGACACTAATGGGTAAACTTGATGAACTCCTAGAACAGCTTCATGAGGGACTTGCCCGAGACCTTCTGAAGCGCGTTACGTCAGGCGAAGCAACCGCATCTGACCTTAACGTTGTCCGCCAGTTCCTCAAAGACAACGGCATCGACAATGTTCCGAAGAAAGGTAGCCCGTTTGGTGAGCTGGTAAGTAGCATCCCGGACGATCTGCCGGACGAAATCCCCTACAACTAACACCCTCCAGAAGCCGCCCAGGAGTCGCTCTTAGCGTCTTCAGGTCCTCCAGCTATGTCTGCCTTCCGAAAACCCTGAGAGCTTCTCTTGGGGCTTCTGGCTGGCTTATGGAGACATCCCCTGCATGAGTGCAGAGAAAGCCGGGTGGTGGCGCAAAGAGTTTCCACCCGACCAATGGCGCATCTTCGAGGATTTCAGGTACTTCCTGCTTCTCGTATGGTTGCAGCTAAACCTTCCTCACCCCACACCAGTTCAATACGACATTGCCGACTTCCTGCAACATGGCCCACGGCGCTCAATCATTGAGGCTTTCCGTGGTGTCGGTAAATCATGGATCACCAGCGCCTATGTTATCTGGCTGCTTCTCCGTGATCCACAAATTAAGATTATGGTCGTATCCGCATCCAAAGAACGTGCGGACCAATTTTCGACCTTTACGTTGCGTCTCATTGCCGAGATGCCTCTCCTAAACCACCTGCTTCCCAAAAGTGACCAGCGGCAATCCAAGATCGCATTCGATGTTGGACCCTCGCAGGCTGACCACTCACCTTCGGTCAAATCCGTTGGTATCTTCGGACAGCTCACCGGCTCCCGTGCAAACGTGATCATCGCCGATGACGTGGAGGTCCCGAACAATTCCGAGACCCAAGGGATGCGGGACAAGCTTTCTGAGCGCGTGAAAGAGTTTGACGCAGTTCTGAAGCCGGGTGGCCGCATTATCTATCTTGGGACGCCGCAATGTGAGGACAGCCTTTACAACCAGCTCCCCGAGCGTGGGTATGAGGTCCGTATCTGGCCTGCGCGGTATCCGGCTGCAACAGCTTTAGGGACTGTCTACGGCTCCCGATTGGCTCCACGTCTCTTGGAGAAGCTTGAAGCTGACCCGAAGTTGGCTTTGAAGCCTACGGACCCCAAGCGGTTCTCGGCGGAAGACCTCATGGAGCGTGAAGCATCTTATGGTCGCTCCGGGTTTGCCCTTCAGTTCATGCTTGATACACGACTGTCTGACCAAGACCGTTACCCGCTGAAGCTTACCGAACTTATCGTCATGAGCCTCAACGACAAGGCTGTCCCTGAGAAGGTCATCTGGTCTGCTGATCCGCAGTATGTACTCAAGGACCTCAACTGTGTCGGCCTCAACGGTGATCGGTATTATCGACCGGCTGTGACAATGGGCGACTGGTTGCCCTATCAGGGCGCAATCATGTTCATCGACCCATCCGGGCGAGGCTCAGATGAAACTGGTTATGCCGTCGTCAAGATGCTCAACGGTTATCTCTATGTGACTGCCGCTGGCGGTCTCCGGGGAGGTTATGACGAAGAAACCATGATCGCGCTGGCGAACATTGCAAAGCGTGAGGCTGTAAATGTGATCGTCATTGAAAGTAACTTCGGTGACGGGATGTTCAATCAACTTCTCAAGCCATACCTCCAGCGCATCTACCCTTGCTCGATTGAAGAAGTCCGATCCAATAAGCAGAAAGAGCTGCGGATCATTGATACCCTAGAGCCTGTCATGAACCAGCACCGTCTGATCGTTGATCCCAAGGTGATTGAGCATGATATGGCATCGACCCGCGACTATCCGGCTGAGAAAGCCCTGAAGATGCAGCTTTTCTATCAAATGAGCCGCATCACGAAGGATCGCGGGGCGCTGGCCCATGATGACCGATTGGATGCTCTTGCGGGAGCGGTGGCCTATTGGGTCGAACAGATGGGCCTTGATGAAGATCAGGTCATCCAAGATCGACAAGAAGCAATTCTCGAAGCCGAACTTCAAGCTTTCACAGGGTCACCAGTGCTGACCATTGATCGCCTTGCCCTCGGCATGACGTTTGAACAAGCCTCTATGGTCTCCGATGGTGACGGTGGCTGGTTCGAAGAATATTGAACAAAGGAAACTAAATGACTGCCTATACCGTACCGGGAGCACAGACTATCGAGATTGGTGTGACCACCGATAGCGGCACCTCCTACAAAGCAACCCGCATGACTGTGACACGTGACGGCCATGGACGGATTGTCTTCAACGATGGTGTGAAGGATATCGTGAGCCATTCCTCGGATGAAGGAATTGCTAAGTTATTCAAGGAACTAGCGGCTATTGCTGCCAGCTAAAGTGATCGGGGAGGGGCCTATTAGGCTTCTCCCTTATCCTCTTGATTTACTTGGGGTTTCAATTAGGTTGCACCTAAGAGAAGACCCCAAGTAAAACACTTATAGTATAGCTTATAGTCTGCTTGAAATCGCTCCAAGCCTACTCAAGGTCAGCTACCCTTCCTATCCACCCTTGCCAGCATGACAGGGTCGCCTTTCTCTATGGCATACCTGCGCATAGCTCGCTTGAATATCTCCTTATGGGCCTCACGTTCCGGGCTAGTATCACCTTCGACCCTTCCCATACCATCAAGGTCCAACGGACCATTAAACGATGAAGGATCAGGTGCTACCCCGAGACGCTTGAGGTCCATAAGAAGCTGTTCTTCAGGCCCACCTTCAGTCCCGAGGAAGTCATCCAGAAGTCTCTTTAGGGTCTTCATGCTTACTTCTCAGAGATCGGTACGCAGCTATATTGAATGCCCTTGGCTGACATCTGCCTTAGAGCCTCTCCGGCTGCTACGCAGGTCTCCATGTTTGGTAGTTCCCTCGTTTCCACATCCATAGAAATTCCCCCGCCGACACCACCTGAGTGCAAATACGCCAGGACGACCAAAAGAACCTTCATAGAACCACCTTATGTTTGCTTGATGCTGTCTTGAAGTAAACTTCTGGTCGGCTTGCTGTCAACTTGAAGTGGGTCTGCGGGTGTTTTTGGGTCAAAAATCTGAATGGGTATACGCTATGGCCCGAACGACGCTTTCCCCCCGTGGGGGTGGCCCTCTTTTCATCCTCATATGACGCGGCCAAGGCGCAAAGGGGACGGGGTAGGGGTCTACCTTTACACCCATGTTTGCACCATACCACGGGAAACCGTTGGCTTCTCTCATAGTACACTGGATTGTATATCCATAGTTACACCTTATGACGGCTTGAGGTGGGCTATGGGTGGTGATCTCTCCTTATTTTTCTGTTATGTTATAACATTACACTTTCCGATCATCTGTGTTTTTTCTGTTATGTTATAACATATCAATTTCTTATCATCTGTTCGTTTTGCTCAAAGACCAACCACATACCACCTAAAGCCCTCTACAAGCCCGCCAGAAGCCCGCACGACGCGACAACGAAACCTCTCCATATGTGGAGCCAGTAGCTACCTAAAACCTCTCTATAAGCATCCTATGGCTTACCTGATATCGGCTTTAAGTCCGCACAAACATTAGCTTTTAGAAAAAAGTTGTGTTTGGTGTAAAAAATCCATTGACCTATTCCACAGGTGGAGAGTATAACGATTTCAACAACGACGGGCAACGACCCGCAACCGGCACTAAGACCCAAGATCAACAAGAGGCCGCTAAGGTCCTGACACAAGTAACGCTCTTTATCCGGCCTTAGTCATGTGGATCAACCAAAGGAGCTAACAAGATGCTCTATTGCATTATCACAGGCGGGGAATACCCGGAACTTGATCAGGTGGTCGAAACCAAGACCCTAGCAGAACGTGAAAAACGCGACCTGATCAAGATGGGGTGGGAAGTCAAGATTAAGGCCGTTGCCGATTGGGATGCAGCCGCCAAACTAGAAGCAAAGCTAAGGGGTTACTGAGATGAAAATGGATTATGGTTTTGTAGCTTTTACCGGGGTTAAATGGGCTGATAATGAGGTTGACCATTACAAC